GGCAATTGGGTACTATAAAAACGGCGAGATATATGTGAGATCAAATGTCGGGTTAGGTAGTGAATTGCAAAATGCTATGCAGACGGATATTGATGATATATTACATCTAAATGGCGAAAAAGATTCTAACGGAAAAATAGAATGGGACACAAGATCCAAATTAGTAGCAAGCAGAAGATGCATTTGTGACAGTGTTCATTCACAATTTGACAGATGGAGTAAAAAGGGCTTTTTGACAGCGGAGTATTTGCAGGAGAAAATTGAAAAGTTAGAATCACAGCTGAAAGATGACAATATAGCAGATGAATACATAGGGGTACGCCTGTATTTGTACAAACGTAAAAAAGAAAAATTAGAGATAAATTTAGATGGAACATTTGGATATCCAAGTTCATTTATAGATCAAAGCTTTGGCGAATTAGGTAGAAAATATGGTGAAAAAATGGTTCAAAATACTTTGACGTTTATATCTGAAGACCAACCTAGTCTTGAAAACAAAATAAGGGATTATATCAAAAGAGGAAGTAATGATAAAAAAAACATTTAATTGGTTTGTTATTATTTTGTTTTTTCTTGCTGTAGGCGCACTGGTTTTTTTAAATTTTAAAAATAATAATTTTTTTGAAATGAACTTATATCAAATATTATCTTTATCATTTGTTGTAATTGTTTCTTATTATTTAACTCAAAAAAAATTAGATTCAAGAAAGCAAAGAGAGGTAATAAATGAATTGATAACGGAAATTATCAATTGTACATTTGAATTGACTTTAGATGCTTTGCAAAGTGAAAAATCTAAATTATTTATGATGGAATTAAGGAATATAGAAAACAGATTATCATTATTAGAAAAAACTTCTAAAATGTATGACACAGAAGCAGAGATTGAATATTTAAAAAGTCAGCACAAGAATATACACGATCTAGTTTCCACTCATATTGGAGACAATGTAACTTTAAATAATATATTTGTCGATATCGAAAGAGACGCAGATAATATTCGAAATAAATGTAAAGAAATTCAATTTAAACTCTACTTTAATTAAGAAAGCACTTTAACAGGTGCTTTTTGTTTTTATCATTAATGATAACTTTTTATCAAAAGTGGACCCTAATTGGACCCTAATTGGACCCAAAGTGAGCCCTAATTGGACCTAGTATGAACCCTAATTTCCATGTTATTATGCTATTGTGGTTTTTAAAGAAACGAAACAATCCCATTTAATTTAAAATCACAGTTCAGACATATAGGTTAAACCCTTTGCTAAAAAGTTCCTTATGGAGCTTTTTTCTTTTGCAAAAACAACGATGCAGTTTTAACTGCTATTTCTATAAATAAAAAAATGGAGGTGGTGACATGATTTGGAAAAACACGAGTTAGCATTTGAAGACTATAAAAATGGCATGAAGCAAAAAGAAATTGCTAAAAAATACAATACAACTATTAATACTGTTAAGTCATGGAGCCGTCGCTATGAATGGTCAAAAAAGAAGAAAAAGGGTGCACACCAAAATAAAAGTGTGCACACCAAAAAAGAATGCAAAAAAATAGCTGAAGAAATAGTAGAAACAAGTGAGCTGGATGAAGAACATCAGCTCTTTTGTATTTATTATTTAAAATATCATAACAAGGTCAAAGCATATCAAAAAGTAAAGCCAAACACTCCGTACAACAGTGCTTGTGTGATGGCTTCTCGCTGGTCTAAACAATCAGCCGTAATAGAAGAAATAAATCGTCTAAAAAAAGAACTGTACGAAGATGCTCTTCTTGATCCGCATGACATAGTTCAAAAGTATATCGATATTGCCTTTGCTGATTTGAACGACTATTTGGAGTATGGCCAAGAGGAAGTACCAGTAATTATTAAAAATCCTATTACAGGTGAGGATGAAGTTTTAAAGCAAACTGTTAATATGGTTAAATTCAAAGAATCGGCATTTGCCGATGGAACTATTCTTAGTGAAGTTAAACAAGGACGCAATGGAGCAAGTATCAAATTGGCGGATAGAATGAAAGCTCTTGATTGGCTATCTAAACACATGAATTTAGCAACCGAAGAACAAAGAGCTAAGATTGATTTAATCAAGGCACAAACAAGAAAGATTACAATTGACGATGAACAAGAAGAAATTATAGATGATGGTTTCTTGGAAGCATTAAACGCTAGTGCAAAAGAGGATTGGGAAGATGAAGAAGATTAGAACAGTATTCAAATTCAAACCTTTTAGCAAAAAACAGCGTAAAGTTTTGAATTGGTGGACTGAGAATTCACCAGTTAAAGATAAAGATGGAATTATCGCTGATGGTTCAATCAGATCAGGAAAAACTGTTTCAATGTCTCTTTCATATGTGATTTGGGCCATGTCTACATTTGTTGAGTGCAATTTTGGCATGTGCGGAAAGACGATTGGTTCATTCAGACGTAACGTTTTGAATATTTTAAAATTGATGCTTTGGTCGAGAGGTTACAAATTAAAGGATCATAGAGCTGATAACATGGTTGAAATTAGTAAAAATGGTGTAACCAATTATTTTTACGTGTTTGGCGGTAAGGATGAAAGCTCTCAAGATTTGATTCAAGGTATCACATTGGCTGGTTGCTTTTTTGATGAAGTGGCACTGATGCCTGAATCATTCGTAAACCAAGCGACAGCTCGTTGTTCTGTTGAGGGCTCTAAATGGTGGTTTAACTGTAACCCTGATGGCCCATTTCATTGGTTCAAAACAAACTGGATTGATAAAGCAAAAGAAAAGAATATCATCTACTTACATTTTACAATGGATGACAATCTTTCTTTGAGTGAGAAAATCAAACAAAGATACAAAAGTCAATGGAGCGGTGTTTTCTATGATAGATACATCAAAGGACTTTGGACTGTTGCAGAAGGTATCATTTATGATATGTTTAATAAAGATAAACATGTTGTTGATGATTGTGATTGTTTGATTGATAGTAAAAGTTATAGATATGTCAGTTGTGACTATGGTACACAAAATGCCATGGTCTTTTTGCTTTGGAATAAAGGAACTGATGATATTTGGTATTGCATTGATGAGTATTACTATTCAGGACGTGATAGGAAAATCCAAAAAACCGATAGCGAATATGCTGATGATTTAGTTAAATTTCTTAACGAAAGAGAAATATTCCAAATTGTTGTAGACCCCTCTGCAGCATCATTTATTGCTGAACTAAAGAAAAGAGGATTTAGGGTTAAAAAAGCTAAAAACGATGTCTCAAATGGTATTCGATTAGTCAGTACAATGCTTAATCAATGCAAAATCAAGTTTTTTAGCAAATGTAGAAATACAATTAAGGAATTTTCAGTCTATGCATGGGATCCTAAAGCAAGTGCTCGAGGAGAAGATGCTCCAATTAAGCAAAATGACCATGCAATGGATGCTATCAGATATTTTATCTATACAATTTTAAAAGGCTCAGGACTTAACACTGATTTGGAAGGAGGTATTTAATGAAGACATTAGAGGTAATTGCAAAAGATGAAATTTTTACCATTTCCGATGATGAAACAATGGATATCAAACATTTGAATAAATACATTGCTAGGCACCAGCAATTAAATGGTTCAAGATATAAAAAGTTAAAAGATGGATATGAAGGGTTCTATCCAATTATGATGTACCAGGATAAACCACAATACAAACCGGATAACCGTATAATCGTAAACTTTGCTAAATACATAGTAGATACGTTTAACGGTTTTTTTATTGGTATTCCAATCAAGGTATCATCAACAGATGAAGAGGTTGCTACTTACATCAATGAATTGGATAAGAGAAATCATCAAGATGATAACAATGCAGAGATTTCAAAAAACTGCAGTATCTATGGCAAATGTTATGAAATGTATTTTATCAATGAAGACGCAAAGGTGGGTATTAGGTACATTGAACCAACTAAAGGATTTATTATATATGATGATTCAATCGTTCCAGAGCCAAGGTTTTTCGTTACATATTACTATGATTCAAATAGTATTATGCATGGTTATTTGAGTGATGATTCTTACGTTTATGAATTCAGTAATAAAAGTGGTATGCACTTCGTTGATAAAGGTTCACTTCATGGCTTTGATGGTGTTCCAGTTACTGAATATGTAGAAAACGCTGAACGCATGAGCGCTTTTGAAAGTACATGGTCAATGATCAATGCCTACAATAAAGCAATAAGCGAAAAGGCAAATGATGTTGATTACTTTGCGGATGCATATCTAAAAATTATCGGTGCAAAAGTTGATAAAGACGGAATTATTCATATTAGAAATAACAGGATCATTAATTTTGATGAAGAATCCAATACAATTGATGTAGGATTTCTTGAAAAACCTAATGCGGATGGTTCACAAGAAAACCTTATTAACCGTCTAGAAAGATTGATTTTTCAAATGTCTATGACACCTAATATCAACGATGAAAACTTTGGTACAAGTTCAGGAATTGCTCTTAAGTATAAGTTGCTTTCTATGTCAAACTTAGCCAAAGCAAAAGAAAGAAAATTCACTGGTGCTTTAGATAGAAGATATAAGCTGATTTTCAGTAACCCAATCAACACAGTTCATGAAGATAAATGGGTTGATGTTACTTATAAGTTTAGTCAAAACTATCCAGCAAACGTACTTGAAGAAACTCAAATTGCTCAAAACTTAGAAGGAGTTGTTTCTAAAGATACTCAACTATCTTCTCTTTCAATCGTTGAAGATGTTCAAGAAGAAAAAGAAAAAATTAAGCAAGAAGATGAAACTTCTAAAGAGTCTATTGTTGATAAAAGGATGTTCAAATAATAGATGAACAGCACTGAATATTGGCGTTTAAGAGAAGAAAAACAACGCTTGAAGAATATCAAAGACGAAAAAGAGTATGATAAGAAGATTAAAGAAATCTATCAAAGAATGATGGATGAAGTACAATCTGAAATCAATAACTTCTACGCTAAATATGCAAAGGATACTGGTATCACAATGGCTGAAGCTAAAAAAAGAGCTTCTAATTTGGATATGGAAGTTTATTCAAGAAAAGCTAAAAAGTATGTTGAAGAAAAGAATTTTTCAAAACAGGCAAATAAAGAAATGAAACTTTACAATTTGACAATGAAAGTTAATAGACTTGAATTGTTAAAAGCGAATATTGGTTTAGCTTTAGTGAGTGGCCATGATGAATTGGAAAAATACATGGATGAACTTCTTGAAAATAGAACACTTGATGAAATACAAAGACAAGCTGGTATTTTAGGACCAACAATTTTAGATAATGCTGATACAGTACATTCAATTGTCAACGCATCATTTCACAATGCAACATTCAGCGATAGGATTTGGATGCATCAAGATTTGCTAAAGTATGATCTTGAAAGTTTGCTAGCAACAGGACTTATCCAAGGAAAAAATCCTAATGAATTAGCCAGATTATTAAGAAAACGTTTCAATGTTAAAATCAGTGATGCACAACGATTAATGAGGACTGAACTTGCTAGAGTTCAAATTGATGCCCAACAAAGGTCATATGAAGCTAACGGAATTGATGAATATGAATATATAACATGTGGAATTGGTGATGCTTGTGATACCTGCAGGGCATTGAATGGCAAGGTTTTTCCAATAAATCGGATGAACATTGGAGACAACGCTCCGCCAATGCATCCAAATTGTCATTGTTCAACAGGCCCTCATATGGATAGAAAAATCTATAATGAATGGCTTGATGGACTTGCAAACGGAAAACACAGTTTGAGATTGGATGAATATAAAAAGATTTCAGATGTAAAAAATGATTTAAAAAAACAAATTGCATCTTTATCTAAAAGTGAAAAAGAAATTCTTACAAGATATACTGGCAATCTTGCTATGCAAATTAATTTTGCTTTAAATACTGGACGTGAAAGAAAATTCAAAAAGGAAATAGCAATGTTAGATCATGCACTAAGTAAAGGAAAGATTCCAGATGATTTAATTTTATATCGAAAAATAGATAGTAAAGTTCTACTAAATAAAAGAAATGTTTCTGATAATGACATGTTTAGTTTAAAAGGTACTACGAAAACAGAGAAAGGATATTTGTCTACATCATTTAAAAACTTTGATTATAAATTAAGAGATGTAAATCTTGTTATGAAAATTCCAAAAGGTTATAAAGGCGCATTGTATATTGAACCATTAGCAAAAGAAAGTTATAAAAATCAAGATGAGGTTTTGTTTAAAAGAGGTGTGTGCTACAATATATGTGAAGTAAAAAAAGAAAAAGATAAATACACTTTAATAGTGGAGGTAAAGATAAATGATTGATTACGATAAATACCAATTTCATATTAAAGTTATAGGAAGCAAAGAAGAATTTATAAAGCATATTGAAGATTTTAAAAAAGCTGCTCCTTATTATACAGAGGAAGACATAGTAGCAATTCTTGATGAAGAACAAGACAAAAAAATAAGGCCTTCTTTTTGGAATAGACCTTGGATGTAAGCCGACAAATAGTCGGTTTTTCTTTTGATCAAATTTAAAGAAAGGAGAATGCCAATGTTAAATGCATTATTAATTATTTTTGTTATAGCAAAAATATTAGGCTTTATAACTTGGTCATGGTGGATTGTATTAAGTCCGTTATTAATTCAAGTGTTAATTGTTTTATTAAGTTTAATATCTTGCATTATAGCTAAATTTAAAATTGATAAATTATAAAAAACTTTAAAGAAAGGAGATTATTTATGGCGGAAGGATTAAGACCACATCATCACCAAGAGTTTGAGTATCGTACGGAACAATACTTTGATAAAAAGAGAAGCTGTTTGGTTAAGAAAATTCAATATATGTGCATGATTTGCGGCCGCATTCGTTATGAAAAATATGACTGTTATGTACCACCACCCAAACCAAAAACAAAATCATTGGAAAGAAATAAGAAAAAATATGGCAATCGAGGGTGATTGCTTTTTATTTTTTAAGAGGGATTTATATGATTAATATTACAGTTGGAATTTCTAAAGAACATATAGCAATTAAATGCATTGGCCATGCCAATTACAACACATGTGGTGATGATATTGTCTGTTCTGCAATTTCTACGCTATTACAGACACTTTGCTATAGTTTGGAAGAATTAACCAAAGATAAAATAAAAACCTCTCTAGAAAAAGGAGAGGGGTATATAGGCATATATCATCCAACATGTAAGGCAATTACATTAGTCAATAGCTTTGTGATTGGATGCAGAGAGGTAAGCAATATTTACCCTGATTATGTACAATTAGAAATCAAAAATTAGCGCATGTGGCGCTTTTTATTTTGTCCAAGCATTTATGACTTTAAAAGATATGGGTGAGTCAGGCGTGGAAACTTTAAGCTACGGAGAAGAGCAGGCGTGTAACTCTCTAAAAGATACGGATAGGAGATAAAAAAATGAAAAAAGAATTAGAAGAATTATTAAAATTATCCCATAAAAGAAACTTCAATTTACAGTTATTCGCTGATGATGGCGGAGAAGGTGGTTCAGGTGGAACTGACGATCCTGAAGATAAATCAGGTAATGATGAAAAAGAAGATAAAAAATACACTGATGAAGATGTAAACAACATCATCAATCGAAAATTTGCTGAATGGGAAAAAAGACAAAAAGAAAAAAGCGCAAAAGCTGCAGAAGCTGAACGATTAAAAAACATGACCGAAGAAGAAAAAAGAAAACATGAAATGGAAGAACTCCAAAAGAAAATCGCCGGTTATGAGAAAGAAAAAGCTATTGGAGCAATGACAAAGGTTGCCAGAGGAATCTTAAACGATTCGAAAATCGTTGTTAATGATGAATTATTAGTAAATCTAGTAGCTGAAGATGCTGAAACAACAAAAGCAAATGTAGAAAACTTTGTTAAAAACTTCAATGACGCTGTTCAAAAAGCAGTAGCTGAAGCATTAAGAGGGAAAACACCTCGATTAAAGGATGGTTCAAAAGAGTTGACAAAAGAAGATATTCTAAAAATTAAAAATAGAACTGAACGTCAAAAAGCAATGGCTGAACATCCTGAATTATTTAGATAAAAAAGGAGAAAACTATATGAGAAAACAATTCAATTTGCAATTATTTGCTGCACCAACAAATACAACAGTTACAACTGATTTAGAACCAGGTATTTCGATTGATTATACTTCTAGAATCAGCTCAAATATCAATGAATTACAAGATTTATTAGGGGTTACTGAATTAACACCAATGTCTTCAGGAACAACAATCAAAATCTATAAAATGGAGGTTGGTACAGTTGCTCCTCAAGTTGGAGAAGGTGAAACAATCGGTTTAACTAAAGTAACTAGAAAGAAAGTCAAAGACATTGACCTAGTATTAGAAAAATATCGTAAATCAACTACTGCAGAAGCAATCCAACGTTCAGGTAGAAATATTGCAATTAACCAAACTGATGAAAAAATGGTCGGTGTCATTCAAGGACAAATCAAAAAGACTTTCTATTCTACATTAAAAGAAGGTACTGGTACTGCTACTGGTAAAACTTTACAATCTGCCTTATCTGCAGTGTGGGGAGAATTAGTTAAACATTATAAAGATGAAACAGTTACACCTATTTATTTTGTATCTACAGATGATATTGCTGAATATTTAGGTTCAAAAGAAATCACTTTACAAACTGCTTATGGATTCACATACTTAAAGGATTTCTTAGGTTTAGGTGATGTCATCGTTTCACCTGAATTAGAAAAAGGTACAGTATATGGTACTGCCAAAGAAAACATTGCGGGTGCTTATATTCCAACAAACAATGGGGACGTTGCTGATACATTTGGCTTAACAAGTGATACAACAGGTCTAGTAGGTATGGTTCACACTTCTAAAACAGACAATGCAACAATTGAAACATTATTAATGTGTGGTGTTAAATTCTTTGTTGAATACGTTGATGGCGTATTCAAAGGAACAATCACTCCAGGAGAAGCTGCTTAATGTATGTTGCAATTAAAAGATTCGTTGATTTAACAGATGATGATCATATTTACAATGCTGGTGATATGTACCCTAGAGATGGTTTTGAACCATCTAGGGAACGTATCGTTGAGTTAGCAACATCAAAAAACAAACTAGAAACACCACTTATTACTTATATCGAAGACGAAAAACAAAGTGTTGCAGGAAATGACAAAGTAGAAGATGAAAAAGACATACCTAAGAAAACAACTAAAAAAGCTAAAAGTGAATAGTTATGGCAATCATTGATGATGTAACTGCGTTATTAGGATTTCCTGAAGAAAAACCTAACAGGACATTAGATGTGATTATTCGTCTTACTACTAATCGTTTAAAAACACTATTGGATGTTGAAGAAGTACCAACTGAATTAGAATATATCGTTACTGAAGTTTCAATTGTTAGATACAACAGGATTGGTTCTGAAGGAGTCACAAATCATTCAGTTGAAGGAGAAACCATGTCATTCAGCGACAATGATTTCAAGGGGTATCTAGATGATATAGAAGTTTGGAAAAATAAAAAGAACGAAGTAAAAGGAGTTGTCAAATTCTTATGAGATATGACACTCCTATTTATTTTCAAAAAGTTACACAAGGTGAGTATGATCCTACTACCGGAGATTATGGAGAGGATACAGTAGATGAAACCTGCGTAATGGCATCCGTCATGGATACAAGGACTGAAACAATGCAAGTTGTTTATGGTTCTATCAAGCAAGGAAGTAAAACGATTCATATTCAAAACCATTATGATAAGTCCTACGATTCTATTAGAATTGATAATAAGATTTATCGAGTGGATTATTCTAGAGCCCTTAGAAATAAACATTCATTTATCGTTCACGAGGTACAAAATGGTTAGAAGCATTAAGATCACAGGCATCAAGGAATTGGAGGCTAAACTCAAAAAAAATGCTACTCTCGATGATGCCAGAACAGTTGTAAAAAAGAATGGTGCTGAATTGCAAACTTTAATGACAAGAAATGCAGTTTTTGTTAAAGGATACTCGACAGGCACAACAAAGAGAAGTATTCGATGTGCATTTACTGATTTGAATTTAACAGCAACGGTTGAACCAACAACATACTATTCACCTTATCCTGAATATGGAACACGTTTCATGTCGGCCCAGCCCTTTGTAAGACCATCTTTCAACATTCAAAAAGAAATCTTCAAAAGAGAACTAAAGAAACTAATGAAATGAGGTGTGTTATGGATCCTCAACAAGAATTATTCAGCTACTTTTTAGTGGAATTAAAAAAAATATACAGGGATATGGTTTTTGATGGATATATGCCTCCTGAAAATACCCCATATCCTTTTATCTATATTGCCGACAGTCAACAAACTGATGATTTAGGTAATAAGACAGCAATCTTTAATGATGTTTATCAGACAATCCATATATGGAATGATACACCTAAAAAAAGAGGGACTGTCTCAAAAATGGCATATACAATTAAGCAACTGGCAAGAAGCCTTGAATATACGAGTAATTATAAGTGGGATGTAAGGAATGCAGATCAACGTATCTTGACCGATACTACTACATCAACACCACTTATGCATTGCATTATTGAATTTGGATTCAAGTCCTCACCAAAAGCCAAAAAAATACAAGGAGGAAAAACAAGTGAATAGAAAAATTGATTTACAAATGTTTTCAGGTACTTCTCCTGAAACTGTTTCAGGGAAGAAATTAGTTTATCTCTTTAGAGTTGCTGAAGATTCAAAAACAAAATCTGCAGGAGCGTTGGCTTTCACTACTGAAAATGAAAGAACTGCTTCAAAAGATGCTGATTCAACAGCCACTAAAGACGGAAATGTTCGTACACCTGGATCTGCTGAAATTGAAATTACAAGTACATCTTTATTAACAAAAGGTGACGAAATGATTGATAAATTAGAAAAAGCTATGCTAGGTGATAAATTAGTTGAATGCTGGGAAGTAAATTTAGCCGAACCAGGAGAAAGCACTAATCAAGGAAAATATAAAGCTAAATATTATCAAGGATTTTTAACAGAATGCTCAACATCTTCAAGTGCGGATGGCAATGTGGAAGTATCGTTAACATTTGGAGCAAACGGCAATGGTGCAGATGGCTATGCATCTTTGACAAAAGAGCAAGAAGAAATCGCATCATATGTTTTCAAAGATGTTACAGCTGAAGAATAAGCGAGTAGAAATACTCGTTTTTTATTTTATTTAAAGGAGAAAAAGAAATGGAATTAATTATTAATGAAAAAGTATACAACTTTAAATTTGGGATTGGATTTGTGAGACATTTAGACGGAAAATCATCAATCAAACAAGATGGGATTCAATTTGGAATTGGATTGGAAACATTGATTCCTAATTTATTGACAGGGAATACTGTTACTTTATCCGATTGCTTGTTTGTAGCAAATATGACTGAAAAGCCAAGAATCACTCAAGATCAGCTTGATAACTATATCGATGATGAAGAAACAAATATCGATTCTCTTTTTGATGATGTGCTAGAAGAACTAAAAAAGTCGAATGCTACAAAGAAGAAAGCAGAGAAACTGTTAGAAAATTATCAAAAAGAACAAGAAAGATTGGAAGCAATGGAAGCAACTCAAATTCAAGCGACAGAATAACATATGAAAAAATAGTAGAAAACTGTTTTCGATATTTAAATATCAATGATATTGATAAAATCAATCGTTTAACGATTAATGAATATAAGTATTTGATGTCAGGTGCTAAATATAAACTTGTTGATCAACAGGAACAAATTTTCTTGTTGGCGTGGGCCATTCGACAAGCTAAGTCTAGGAAAAAAAGCGGTAGATATTTTTATCGCACATTTAATCAATTCTTTAATCGTAAAAAAATCGAAAATCAGTTGGATAATAAAAAAGATACTTCCTCTCTTATTTCAAGAATTCAAGAAGCAATAAAAATTCAAGAAGGGAAGTGATAATTATTGGAAACATATAGTGTAAAAGCTGTGCTTAGTGCTGTTGATTCAAATTTTACAAGCACTATGAAAACGGCTAACAACAGTCTTACAGGAATCAAAACTGCAAGTGAAAGTGCTACAAGTTCCATCATGAAAATTGCTAGTGGTATAGGGGTTTTTAAAGCTTTGAGTGCAAGTGCTAACTTAGTTAAAAGTTCTATTTCTTCAGCTATGGGTCGACAAGACACTATGGAAGCGTTCAACCGTACTATCACTCAAATTACAGGTAGTGCAGAAAATGCTACTAAGGCATTAGAAGATTTAAAGAAAATCACTAAAGGTACTGCGTATGGATTGGATATTGCAGCAAAAGCAACTCAAAACTTTGTTACTCGTGGTATGGATTTATCAAAAGCGACTAAGTCTGTTGGCATTTGGGCAGATGCGGTCAGTTTCTATGGTAAAGGAACTAATGAACAATTAGAGACAGTTACTGATGCCTTAGCAAAAATGCGAACCAAAGGTACAGTTGAAATGGAACAATTGAACCGATTATTTGATGTTGGTATCAACGCAGTTGGAATCTATGCTAAAGCAGTTGGAAGAAACGCAGCCGATGTACAAGAAGATTTATCGGCAAAAACAATCACTACTGAACAGTTCTTAGATGTTGTAGAAAAAGCTATGGCAGAGGGAACTAATGGAGTTGATAAGATTGCTGGTGCAGCGTTACAAGCCGGTTCATCTTGGACAGGTACGATTGATAACATGAAAGCTGCAACGACTCGTGGTGTTCTAAGCATCATGCAAGCAATTGATAATATGCTTTCTAAAAATAAACTGCCTCAAATGAGAGAAATGATTTCTCAGTTCGGTAAAACCGCTGAAGCAACTATGAATGTCATAGCTGGCGGAATTGAAAATTTAAAAGATGTTGGAGCACTCATTCCACAAATTGGAGCACTAGGAAGTGCTCTTTTTGTTGTTGGTGGAAGCGTCGATTATATAAAATCCCTAGGTGGAGGTTTTGATTTATTATCAAGCAAAGTTACCGGGCTTAAAAGCTCTATCGGTAGTGTAAGAAAAAGCCTGAATATTCTTAAAAATACATTCGTCGACAGCATGAATAAATTAATGCCGGCCCCTATTAAAAAGAGAGTGCTAGGGAATTTATTAGGCATAAAAATGAATGGAATATTAGTCTCTCAAGAGCTAGGGGATGCGTTTGATAAAGTATCAAAAAAAATCCCTGATAAATTCATGAAGATGGGTTCAGGAATCAGCAAAGGATTAAAAAAATCAACGGATGTCGGTATAAAAGCTATGTCAACAATGACGACAGGATTAACTAAAGTATTTGCAATTGCTATGAAATCAGTAGGACCTGCAGCTATTTTAGGATTAGTTGTTGCTGGATTAGGAATTATAAATAATCAGTTTGGAAGTCAAATTGATAAGATGATTGCAACGGTCGTTACACAGGCACCTAAAGTGATTGGTAATTTTGTAAAAGGAATTACTAGTCAAATGCCTATGTTAGCAAGTTCAGGAGCACAGTTACTTGTTCACTTATCAGTTGGAATAACAAAAACATTACCACTTGTTGTAAATGCAGGTATGCAAATATTGAATTCAATTATTCAGGGAATATCAGCTAACGCTCAATCAATTGTTAAAAGCGCGTTGCTAATTGTTGGTACTTTAGGTGGCGCAATATTAAATGCTATACCTCAATTGCTTGGAATTGGATTACAATTCATTGTTTCAATTACACAAGGTATTTTAGATAACATGCCTTTAATATTGGTAGGAATTCAAACTATGATTACCAATATTACAACAGCGATTCAAACACAACTGCCTACAATGATACAAATGGGCGTTCAAATTCTACAAAATATTGCTACCGGTATTGTTCAAATGCTACCACAAATAGTCGTAGGAGCAATTCAAATTATCACAACGTTAATCGATACAATTAGCGGAAATCTTCCAACGATCCTTAATGGTGCGGTAGAAATCATCAATACATTAGTTGGTGGCTTAATCAATAATTTACCACAAATAATCAATGCTACAGTTGAGTTGATAAGAGCGATTTTAAATGCAATCATTACAAATCTTCCTCAAATCATGACTGCAGGTGTTCAAATCATTTTGAAATTAGCTTCAGGATTGATTTCAGCGATACCTCATGTTGTTTCAGGTGTAGCCAAAGTTGCTAAAAAGATTATCTCAACATTTAAAGATACAAACTGGTTGGAAGTTGGTGTTAATGTCATCAAAGGAATCGCAAAAGGAATTTCAAGTGCCGCAGGTCAATTATGGGACGCAGCTAAAAAAGCTCTAGGCTCATTCAAAGATAAAGTGTTAGGATTCTTTGGAATTCATTCACCATCCCGTTGGGGTAAATGGGTAGGTAGAATGCTTGATACTGGTGTTGCTAAAGGTATCGGTGGTTATACTCGTTTGATTGGAAATCAAGCTCAAAAAATATTCAATACTGTACAATCGTATGTTGGTGATATCAGTAATCTAGGAATGCAATATTCCTTTGCTGGAGATATGGGAGTTGCAAGCGTAGAACATTACGTTGATTACAATGACGACTATATTAATTCTAACGGCGGAGATAACAGCAAGAATGAATACTATTTCACAATTACAAATGAAATGGATGGAAAAACGTTAAGTAAAGAAACTTACAAGTACGATCAGGAAAATGCTAAAAAAGATGAAAAATTTCTAAAAAAATTGAGAGGTGAAAACTGATGTCTTATAAATTCATAGATGTAGATGATATTGTAGAAACGTTTCTGCCAGCTGAAGCAATGTCATATAACGGAGTTTATCTTGAAAACGAAATAGAAGGGTATAGAACATTAAATGTGAGCGGACGTGAATTATTGTCCGCTTCTATTAAAAGTTCCTCTGTTGATGGAATTAGTGGTTCTAAATATCAATATAAGACATATCCATCTCGTACAATCATAGTAAAATTTCAATTGATATGTGATACTGATAGAAAATTTAGAGAAGCATTCAATAGAATGAATCAAATTTTAAGTGCAGAACAAGTTAAAATCATTTTCAACGATGAACCTGATAAATATTTTATTGGAACAAAAGAAGGAAATACAGACATCGAACCCGGGAAAAATAGCGTTATCGGTGAGTTTGAAATCTATTGCGCTGATCCTTGCAAATATTCAACTGTTTTAAAAGAGTTTGAAGGTGTTATTGAAGATGATGAATTGGTTGTCAACGTTCAAAACAATGGAACTGAATCAGCTACTATTGATTATGAAGTAACCAACAATGCCGAAACAGGATATTTAGGAATTGTATCCGAACATGGTGTTATGGAGTTTGGTAAAATTGATGAGGTGGATGGAACAGTTTATCAACAAAATGAAACATTGGCTACTTTGAATGATTTTATAAACGCAAAGGATGATACTGCTGGTAAAGATGCTATGCACCCATTGTACGGGACAAGCGGAACACTTGCCACCGATAGTTGGCATGGCAAGACCTTTTTAAAATTTGGCAGTGTCGGAACAAAAAAAGGTTCAGCAAATGGAGGAATGAGAACGTTCATTTTACCCGCAGATTCAAATGGAGATACAGGTTGTAAAAATTGGTATTCATATTTTCATCTTTTGTTTTATGCAAATGTGATGGGGCAAACTGGTGAAATGTCTATCAGTTTTTTAACCGAGGACAATAAACTTATTGCAGGGTGTAACTGGTATAAAACGGACTCCGTTGGAAATACAGCTTCATATGATTTTGTTGTCTATAATCCTGATGTTAAATCTTCAGATGCCATGGCTGGAAAAGTATTAAAAACATGGAATTATACAACTTCGCATTTACAATCTCAAAATCCCTGGTATTGGGATTGGGGGCATTGTGATTTACGTAAAGAAGGTTCAAGAATAACCTTTTTTTATTATGGAAAGTATTACACTTACACAGTTCCTGAAATTGAAAATATGAAATGTGCAAAAGTTCAAATTTCCATAAAACAATGGGGTGATAGAAATGGCAACAAATTCATGTACTATGCAGGGTTTGATAATTTCTATATCCAAAAAATGCATGTTGATAAATGGAACGATGTACCCAACAGATATTCAAAACACTCGGTTCTTTCTATTGATGGTGAGACATCACATTTTTTCGTCAATGGAATGCAAAAACAAAGTGAAGAGATATTAGGTACTCAATATTTCAAAGCAGCCCCAGGAAAAACAAAGATCAAATTCTACGTTAGTGAGTGGACAAAAACTCAACCAACAATAAAAGTCAGAATAAGAGAGGCGTGGTTGTAGAAAATGGAATATATTAGAATTGCAGTTTTGAGCGCATATGATGAAGTATGCGCTTTTCTTGATAATTCAATTGAAAAAGCAATGCACTATTGGGATGATGAGTTACACACTTATTTAAAAGGTGCAGCATATACTTATTCATTCAAAACATTTACTGATCATGAGGATGCTCAATTTTTGACAGTAGGAAACAAAATATCGTTTTTATATAAAGATAAAGGATATTATTTAAATATTGTCGATGTTGATAGAGATGAGATATATACAACAGTTACTGCATATGGTTTATCTCTTGAATTAACAAATGAAGAAACAGGTTCGTATAAGGCGTCTGGTGCAATGTCGTTTGAGCAGTATATTACAGCATTCAACTTTGAAAAGCCTTTTGAAATAGGAATAAATGAAGTCAGTGACAAACGTATAACAAACGAATGGGAAGGTACGGATACTATTCTTGCCAGACTGTTTTCTCTAGCAAATGTATTTGATACTGAGCTTGAATTTGTAACCGAATTGGATAAGGATTATTCACTTAAAAGAATAGTCATGAATGTCTATAGAGAACATGATGACAATCATCAAGGGATTGGCTCCGATAAAACAAAACAAGGTACTATCAAATATGGAAATGATATAAAAGGAATATCGAAAAAAAGTGATATTACTGAGTTATACACTGCTATTAGACCAACAGGCAATAATGATTTGACTTTAGCGGATCTTGATAAAAGCGAATTTGACGCAAATGGAAATTTAGAATATTCTAGCCCTAAAGGAACTATTGAAATTCTAGCTCCTCAAGCAAGAGACAGATTCCCTTCAACATTGATGGCTGATATAAACGGTCGTTATATTTGCAAAGTATGGACTTATGATACGGATAATGTAAACACATTATATGGCCAAGCTCTTGCACAATTAAAAAAGAACTGCATACCTCAGGTATCGTATACAGTTGATGGCTATATTGATGCTGATATAGGGGATACATTTGTTATTGAAGACAGTGAATACAAACCAACTTTGTATTTAAAGGCCCGTATTACTGAGCAACAAATTTCTTTTGTAAATAAAGATAATTGTAAAACGACATTTGATAATTTTGAGGAACTTGAATCTCAAGTTAATTCTTCATTGTTAAACGAGATGAAGGATCTAATAGCACAAAATAAAATTTATGATGCAAATATTATTTCTAACAATGGTATCTTATTTAAAAACGATGATGATCAAACGATTCTAACAGCTTTGATTAAGAACAATGGAGTTGATATCACTTCAAAATTTGAAATTATATGGTATGCACAAGATGGAGAGATACTTTCAAAAGAAAAGGAATTACTAGTCAAATCATCGGATTTTATAGATAAGAAAACATACTATTTTGACGGCTATATCAATAATAGTGTAAAAGCAACTTGTGAGGTTACCTGTATCAATTTAAGAGATGGTAAAGACGCAATTGTATTACATGTCAGCAGTTCAAACGGGACATCATTTAAAAACAGCGATATCTCTACAACTTTTACCGTGTCAATTATCGTTGGAGATAAAAGAATTGAAAATTCAAATGATATGTATAATATTTTTGGTAAAAATGCAAGGATCATTTGGAAAGTAAAAAGAATGAATGAAGATGAATTTAAAGAGCTGTTATCAACAGATGAACGCATTAGTGATAATGGCTTTATTTTGACTATAACAACAAGGGATGTATACATTAAAAGTACATTTACTTGTGATTTTGATTATTGATAAAAGGAGATTATAAAATGGCAATTAAAGCAAGTGCACAAATTGATTTGATAGATTTAACAGATGGTTTTACCGTTGTATTAACGAATGAGAATCATACTTTTTTAGGAACTACATCGGCTGTTGATGGAACACAAACAGCAACTTGTCAAGTTCAAGCTTTACAAGGAGAAAATGTTGTAAATTGTGAAGTTGGGGATGTGACTTGTCCTACAGGTTTATCAATTGTCAGCGACGGGAAAACACCTGTACCTACTTTAACTATTACAGCAACATCCGCTTTAACTAAAAGTGGAAGTGTTATCATTCCTGTAAAAATCGGGGAAATTACAATTAATAAAACATTTAGTTGGTCTATTGCATTTAGAGGAAGCAACGGGACATCAGTTACAATTAAATCGACTGAAGTCACTTATCAAGTTGGTGCAAGTGGTACAACTGCACCTACAAGTGCATGGTCATCTACAGTTCCAACAGTAGGACAAGGGGCTTATTTATGGACAAAGACAGTGGTAACTTACAGTGACGGGAAGTCTACAACTGCATACTCAGTTTCATATAACGCTAAAAATGGTTCATCTGTTACGGTTTCTAAAACAGAGGTAACATATCAAGCAAGTACCAGTGGAACTACAACTCCTAGCGGTACATGGTCTTCAACAATCCCAAATGTTGCTCAAGGATCATATCTATGGACAAAGACAGTGGTAACTTACAGTGACGGGAAGTCTACAACATCTTATTCTGTTTCAAGACAAGGAGTAAATGGATCTAATGGAAAAGATGCTTTAGTAATTGTAATTTCATCATCGAATGGGACAATCTTTAAAAATACTGATATTGCTACAACATTAACAGCCCGAGTTTACCAAGGAGGTGCAGAAGTAACTGGTTCAGCATTAACTGCTTTAGGAACAATCAAATGGTATAAAGATGGTGCTACTACTTCTACAGCTTCTGGATCAACTTTAACAGTTCAAGCCGGAGACGTAGATTCAAGATGTAACTATACCGTCCAATTAGAAGGATAAATTATGTCTGTAAAAGCTAGAGGCTCTATTACATTAATTAGAGTAAATGACGGGGAAGATGGTAATGATGCTATTACTGTTTCCCCAACAGCTCCGTCTAATCCTGTAACAGGGCAGTTGTGGCAAACTGCGTCAGGCAATCCAATCAAAAGATGGGACGGTTCAAAATGGGTTGTTCATTATATTTCTGTTGAAAATTTAAAAGTAGATTCGCTAAGTGCTATATCGGCAAACCTAGGCGCAATTACTGCAGGTTCGATATCGATTAATGATAAGTTTTCTGTTACTTCATTAGGTGTCTTAACTGCAACAAGCGGAACCATTGGTGGAATAAATATTTCTTTAGATAAGATTTCAGCACAGAGCACTTCTTATGATGGATTTACATCTTCTTATGAGATACGTAGTGATGGGATCATATCAATAGAAAATACCGGAAGTGGTAGAAATTATTCTATAGATATGAGAGCTGATAAAATAACAATAACTGGTATGAATGAAACAGGATCTTTTACGCGTTCGACAAGTATAGGAGAAAGATCAATAGTATTCAAAGCTCCTACTGAATCTGATAAAGCGTTTATAGGATTAGGATGGATTGGCAATTCTGATAAATTATCAGGACTGATAATTGAATCTAGTAACATAATGTTGGAAGGAAACATTTATGATGAAACAGGAACACAAAAATATATGTTTGGATTACAATCAACATATGATTTTTAATTAGGAGGTATTTTAAAATGAAACATAATACAGCGAAAATCGTCGGGGGGGGGTGCAATATTTACTATTAGATATTGTGCCCTTGGAAAGAAGGTGTGCTTCTAGATTAGTTAGTAAGCATTTAAAGGGTGATATCCAATGGCTTTCGTAGATTTCTTTGGAAATTTTGTCAGGAAAAAGGATGTATATCTTAAATATTCAACCAATGAACAATGGACGGGCGAATATTGGATAGATGGACACAAAATCTATCAGGTATCTTACAATTTAGGAACGATCAATGCTTTTAAGAAAATTACTAACATTCCTAATTTTGATAGAAATATAAGGTATGAATATTCTATGAGAGCAAGCGATAAAATTAGTGGTATGAATAGTACAGTAAATACTGATTTATTCGTAACTACTGGTGGAGATGTTTATATAAATACTAATGGAAACACAAGATATGATGTTGTATTGACATTGTGGTATACAAAAACAACTGGATAACATTATTTAAATTAATTGATTTAGAAGTAAAGTTATGAGTTTTATTGATTTTTTCGGTAATAAAGTTAGAGCAAGGGATGTAGTATGCTCCAATGGAAACAGTTTAGAAATTTCAAAGGAGTGGCAACGACTAGATATAAACTGTGGTGGGTTTAAAACAATTACAGTAGACTTATCAAAATACAATGAGTTTCTACTCACCATAGGAACATATCCAGCGGATCAGTATAGAATATTGAGTTCTACAGTAATTCCTAAGACAGCTTTAGAAAATATGATAGGTCAAGATAGTAATGGTTATTTTCAGGTCAGATATAGTGATTATTACTGGGCCGGATTAGATTATTTAGGAAATAATAAAATTCGTTATCGCTCTAGCAATAATGAGGGCTTAGCTACTATTTGGGCTAGATAATCAATGAAGATAGTAAATATTGATTAATATGTCGTTTATAGATTTCTTTGGAAATGTAGTTAGAAAGAAAGACGTGTATTTTAAGTATTCTACTGATGAACAGTGGACAGGAGAATACTGGATTGACGGCAAAAAAATATATTGCAAAGTAGTATCTGTAAGTGGATTTACTAAAGATAAATACGTTGCGCATAACATATCAAACTTGCACAGGATATTGAGTTGCGACTTGTTTGTAATGTTTAATGATGGAACAAATCATATGATGCCACGTGCACATAAAGATAATGACCATGATGGTATCTCTGTTCAAGTGACTAAAACAAATTTAATATTACAGGTCGGTCAATCAAATGGTTTTGCTGATGTGACAGGGTATGCGATACTGAAATATATTAAAACAAATTAGGAGTGAAAAGTGTATATGAAAATTAAAGATATTTTAAACAGTAGAAATGTATTGATAAAGTTAAATAATACGGCTGGTATGTCTAGTGTAGTAGCATATCGTGTAGGAAAAAATATTAAATTATTGGATGATGAATTAAAGCCTTATGATGATGCACGTACGAAAGTATTAGAAGAAGCTGCAAATAAGGATAAAGACGAAAAAGCTATCATTGATGAAGCAACACGTCAATATGACATTCCAGAAGACAAGTTGCAAGAAGCTTTACAAGAAATTGAAAAACTTCAAAATGAAGATATCAACATTGATATTAGAAAAGTAACTGTAGAAGATATCAATAAAGCTGAGTTGACTCCTAGAGAATTAATGTCAATTGAATTTATGTTAGAAGTTTAGAAGGTGAGGAAAATGGAAAAAATGGAAATGTTGTTTAATTATTTACAAGCACATAGAATGTTGGCGCTTGTTGCTTTTGTCATTATTTTTGATTTATTCTTAGGTGTAATGAGATCATTCAAAGAGAAAAAGACAAACTCTACAATTGGAATTGATGGAATGATTAGAAAAGTAAGCATGATTGCATGTTTGCTTTTTTTAGTTGTACTTGATTTTCTAATTCATTTAGATTTGATTGCGTGGTTGCCATCACAAATACTAGATATCTTTAAAGCAATCGGTATCACCACAATTGGAATTAGTGATGTGTTTGCTTTATTATTTATTGTTTTTGAATTGTTAAGCATTCTAAAAAATTGGGCATTAATTGGACTTCCAATGTTTAAAGGGGTTAATGAAAAAGTGACTAGATTTCTTGAAACATTTACTGATGAAATGCCAAGTATAAATAAAAATGAATAGTTGAAGAGAGCGAATAGCTCTCTTTTATTATGGTTAAAAACCAAAAATTGAAAAAATGGTTGTTAAGCGGTATTAGAACGGTAGAAAAACGGAATTAGTGAACAAAGGAGATTGTAAAAATGAAATTTGAAAGAGCGTTTAAATTTATGCAAGCAGGAGAAAAAATTAAACTCCCATCATGGGGTGGATATTGGTATTGGGATGATGAAAAGAAAACAGTAATCATGCATACAAAAGATGGAAAAGAAATGGATATTAGAGAAACTGAAAGAGTTATTTATACGTTATCTAATATTTTTGATGATGGATGGGTTCTTGCTGATGAAGAAAATTGTCCTGAATTAGGAGGCGTGGCCACTTTTGGATTTGACGAAGCAGTCAAATATCTAAAACGTGGCTTCAAAGTAAAACGTAAAGGTTGGAATGGTAAAGACCAATACATTGAACTTGCTACAAATGTATCATTCAAAACACCTAATGATGAAGTTATTAATGTAGATCATGCAGATATGGGAAACAAAGCCGTCGCTTTTCATGGAACAAGTGGTATTCAATTAGGTTGGTTAGTAAGTCAAAGTGACATGCTATCAAATGATTGGATTTTTGTAGAAGATTAAGGAGGTAACGAAATATGAGTTTAATTGTAGGTTCAGCTAGAATTGATGAAAATGATAATCTAAAAAATGGTAAAGCTGGTGATCAAACGGGAAAAGAAGTCTCAACACAAGCATACTATACACATAAAAAAGGTTGGTACGTTTTTCGACCAAAAAGTGTAGCTCATGCAAATGCTCTTGCTTTAGCTATGAAACAAGCTTGTAATAATAATAAAATTGGTTATGACCAAAACGAGCGCAACGGTGTTATCGCTCAATTAAAAAAATATGGTTCATTAGATAAAATTGCTAGAGCTACTGAATGTGATTGTTCGTCATTAGTTCGTGCTTGTATTATTCAAGCTACTGGTAAAGATGTAGGGAATATTACAACAGCAAATGAAGCTAGTGTATTAGAAGCAAGTGGCTTGTTTGAAGCTAAAAAAAACGTGATCGGCGAAGGAATGTTATATAATGGTGATATTCTTGTAACCAAAACTAAAGGACACACAGTTATTGTAGTAAGCGGTAGAGCAAGAAACACAGCCACTACTTCTAATATTTCTACATCTAAACCTAAATCATATCTTTCTAAAGGTGATAAAGGAAATGACGTTAAAACGATGCAAACAATGTTGATTGCTGTAGGGTATTCTTGTGGATCATACGGTGCGGATGGAGATTTTGGAAGTAGCTCCGATAAAGCATTGAGAAAATTCCAAGAAGATTATGGTTTAATCGTCGATGGTAAATACGGGGCAAAATCTAAAGCAAAATTAGAGTCTGTTTACAATCGAAAGAAATCTTCTAAACCTTTAGGAACATATAAAGTTACAGCTAAATCAGGCTTATACGTAAGAGAAGGTGCAGGGACTAATTACGATATTGTTCCTAAAAACAAATTAACTAAAAATGCACAAGAACACGCTAAATCAAACGGAGCATTAAGATATGGTACTCATGTTACAGTAAAAGAGTGGAAAAATGGTTTTGCAAGAATTCCATCAGGATGGGTAAGTGGAGACTATTTAAAAAAGGTGTAAATTGATGTATAATATATATGCACATTCATTGTATTAGTTAATAGAAAAAGCAAAATGTAATATTATCTATTCTTCAAAAAATGTTTCAACAACTTTATTTATTAACTGAACAGAAAGACCTACTCAATTAATTTTGGGTAGGTTCTTTTTTTATGTCTTTCCACATGAGTAAAACAAACAGAAATTTGCTTATATTTTCGACACCCTAAACACTAATTTTTAATAAAAATAAGCTAAAATTGTATAGTTCAAAAAAACGCTAGGGTGTCGAAAAGGTGTCGAAAAGGTGTCAAATGTAAAACAGCCCTAAAAATAGAAGTACTCAAAGTGTAATAATTTATTTATACAAAATAGCCTATAAAATAAAAAAGCCTTGATAAAATCAAGACTTTTTGATATGAATTTGTAAATTATTTACAAGCTTCTTCGATAGCAACAGCAACTGCAACAGTAGCTCCAACCATTGGGTTGTTACCCATACCAATAACACCAGTAAAAAACGTAGGTACCTCATAGCTACCTTGTAGGTACTTATTATGAGAAAACCTTGATTTTTCAATATGTTCCCTAAAATTGATGTAGGTACCTCGTAGCTACCTCATAGGTATATTTCTAAAACTTGGCTAAAAAGGTGTCGAATAGGGTGTCGAAAATTTAAAAAAGGGCATTTACCGTTTTTGCCCTTCAATTATATAAATTTGATGTGTTGAAATTAACTGTTTTTTCTTGATCTAATTCAGTATAAATATCTGCAGTTGTTTGATAGCTTGAATGTCCAGCAAGAGATTGAGCAACTTTGATGTCAACACCTTTATTGTAAAGTTGGGTTATGAACATGTGCCTTAACATATGATAGTTAAATGTAATTCCTAATTTCTCACAAGAACGAGCAAGTGACTTACGTAGCTTTTCGGATTTCATATAATTCATATCTTTATCAAAAACAACATATTCACTTTCAGGATACTTTTTAAAATGTTTTTCTAAGATATCATGCAATTCATTTGAGATAGGAAGACTACGATAACTTGCATCTGATTTTAAAGTTGTTTCTTTTATTTCAGTACCAACTCTTTGAATTTGTTTGTTGATTGAAATTATATTTTTTTGTAGATCAACATCTTCTCTTTTTAAACCAAGACATTCGCTTATTCTTATACCTGTATATAATCCAATATAGAGAGCGACTATGTAATTATCACTTTCAAGGATTTTATCTCTTCTAGGATGCTTATATCTATCGATAAGCATATTAAATTCTTCAAGTGTAATAGTTTTTTTCTTACTTTGTGTTTTGATACCATTTAATTTTAGTTTCACGTAAGGCTTTCTTGAAATATAGTTATTGTTATATGCAAAAGTAAATACTCCATTAATGATTTTATAAATGTTTTCAATTGTTTGCTTTGTATTGTTTTTGGCGAATTCATTCAATGTATTTTGAATATATTCATAATCAATCTTTGAAATATCACATTTACCCATTGTATCTTTCAAATGCTTATTATAAACAGAGTTTCTAACATACTTTGTTGATTCTTTGGTAAAAGGGTCGTTGATAATATATAGTTGAAATATATCATCAAATGTATGCTTTTCAGTTTTTAAATGCATATTTTCTTTTATCTTTGATAGTGTTTCATCAGCATATCTTTCCGCATCTACTTTTCTTACAAATCCACTCTTGGATATTCTCTTTTGATTTCCTGAAAAATCTTTATATTTTATGATCACTTCATAAACATAGCCATTTTTAGCCTTTTTAGACTCTCTTTTTCTAATCATAATATATTTACCTCCTAATATTTTTAGTGTATAATAGGAGTGCTATTTATTTGTGTCGTCAAAACAAAATTATAGCACTCGGGCACTCTTTCACGGCCAATGAAAGGGTGTCTTTTTTTATTTACTGTTTTTTCAATTCAAATGTTTTGCTTACGCCCTGCATAGATGCTGAGAATGAAATAACACCATTGTTGTATGTAAATTCTTTTGTTTCATCAGTTGATGCTAAAATAGAAGTTTCAGTTTGTTCATGGTCATTATTAGATACCCACGAATATTCATTTGTATCAGTAGTAGGGGCATCATAAGAGCCAACCCAATATATAGCGCTTTTATTTTCTTCTACAAAAACCCAATCAATTTCAATAACACCATTAGAAATAGTGGCTTTTAAATATGTTCCGTCAGTCGGATCACATTGCCATTCTCCTGTTAAATCCAAAGGTTCTTTCTTTTCTTCTTTTTTTGTTGTGGTTGTTTCTTTGGAAGATGAATTGTCTTTTGAACTGTTATTTCCGCATGCGGTTAGAGATAGAGACAAAGCCCCAATTAATGCTAGACTTAATAATTTCTTCATTTATTATCCCTCCATTATATATTTGTTACTAAAAAAACGAATACTATTATCTGAATATTTACATTTTAAAATACTTTCACATTGTATTTCTTTTGTTAGAATAAATTCGCATTATTTTTCAATGACATCCCTTTGAATGGAGGTGATGCCTATGATTTAAACCAACCATTTTTTATTTAAAAAAAGAGGGGAGGTCTAACCATGAAAAATAATGATTATCGACGTTACATAATAGATATGATCAAACATATCCATAGTAACATTGCATTAAAAGAAATCTACTTATTCGTGCAAAAATTCTTTTTACGTAAAAAATAAGTAGTAATTGGGCGACGATTAGTCGTCCTTTTCATTTATAAAGATATCTTTAATAAGATGTCTTTGTTCTTTGCTGAAGTTTACGTATCTTTTAATAACCTTTATATCAAATTCATTTAGATTATACTTGTTTGCCAACTGATCAAATAAATCTTTAGAAGTATTTAAAAACATATCTCCTATGCCATCTTTAAGCCAAGCGTAATTAATATTAAATTCTCTACAAATGGATTTGATTGTCTGCTCGCTTGGGTTTCGTTCGTTTTTTTCTAATCTCGATACTGATGTTTTGCTTATTCCAATTCTTTCACCAAACTCTCTTTGACTTAAGCTTAGTACAATTCTTAATTTTTTGATACGTTCTCCTAAACTATTAAGTTCGGTTAAATCATCTAAAAAAATGTCTTGATCATTAGAAAACATTTCTCCAATTCCACTTTTTAACCAATTTTGGTTGATTTTATATTCTTTACATATGAATTTTATTGTTTGTTCGCTCGGGTTTCTAATTCCTTTTTCTATATTAGAAATTGCAGCTCTTGTTATTCCAATACGTTTTCCAAATTCCTCTTGACTCAATTTTAACACTTCACGTATTTCTTTAATTCTTTCGTTCATTATTATCACCCCTTAAGGTGTATCAATCTTTTATTCGCTTATAAAAATATCATGCAGGTATTCTTTAATGACCTTTCTTTTTTCTTCTGTTAGCTGCATATAGCTTTTAACTATTTTTTTATCAAGTTCATCTAAATGATATTCATCTGCTACTTGTTCGAATAATGTGTTTGGTAGATCTGAGAACATCTCACCTAATCCTTCTTTAAGCCAAGCATAATTGACATTAAATTCTCTACATATTGATAGTATTGTTTGCTCACGAGGAGAATTCTCACCTTTTTCAATTTTTGAAACAGCGGTTTTTACAATGCCAATTCTTTCACCAAACTCTCTTTGACTTAAACCCACTATACTTCTTAATTCTTTGATACGTTCATTCACTTTTATCACCTCCTTGCACATTTATAATACACCCAAGGGTTGATTAAATCAACTTTTTTTATAAAAATCGTTGACTAAATCCCTTTAAGGGACTATACTGTAGATGTAATCAACGTAGTGGGTTACGCAATAGACGTAAAAAAAGGAGGTGTTTCAAATGTACGGTATGACATTAGTGTATGTTAATCATTTAGTTGAAAGCGGCAAAGGCTATTTGTGGGATGACTTAATGAAAGTCACAAAATTATTCATTGAAGCCAATCAAGAACAAAATAGTTAGAAAGGAGAGACTTTTAATGGGAAATGCTTCACTCATTGAATTCCGAAAATCATTGAATTTAAAGCAAAATGAAATAGCAAAGGAAATAGGAGTTTCACCTTCGTACTACTACAAAGTGGAAAGTGGATATCAAAATCCCAGTTATGAATTTCTAGCAAAATTTAAGAGAAGATTTCCTGATGCGAGTATTGATGTTCTGTTCTTTTAGTGGATTTGGGTAAATTCATTGGTTTTATTGATGCAAAGGTTGATATAAAAACAAAACGCCAATAAGTGCGCTATCCTTACTGACGTTTGTCTAAATTTATTTACTCTTTGTGTATGCAAGTAAAGAAGTTAAAAACTAAATTACTACATTATATAGCGCCTAATGCTTCTATGTACACATCATCACTTATGCAGTCTTAGTTCTGCATGATAGCCTAAAAAAGCTATTTAAAGGTTTGCCCTTTAGCTGATGATTTGTGGAAATTGATGCGGTTTATTTAGTGCTTAATGCACAAGTCTCCTTGCGGATTAATCCCTAAGTAATCTGCAGAGCAATTATTTTAACCTGTTTAAACTGTCTAGGTATCAGTACGTTTCCCCCACAATAAGAGAACAGGGCAAAATCAAAAGTTTTGTCAAAATGACCACTCTCCATTCTGCCACATAGGCAAGAATATTTTATCACAATTTGGAAATTTTTAAAAGGAGGTGAACACCATGGAAGATTACAAAAAAGAAAAGAGAGATATTGAAGACTTCATTAATGGCACAGTGAAGAAACTTTCTCCAGCAAACAAAGAAAAAGCGGTCTACATCATGCAAGGTATGATCATTGGACAACTTGCTTCTGAACAAGCTGAAATCTCTAAAAACATGATTGATGCAGTCAATCAATTTAATGAAGTAAGGTTATAGTTTGCTTTGACGGCACAAATAAAAGAGAAAGGGAAGAGGAAATCAAATGAAGGCAACACATTTTATCACTTTTACAATCGCATATTTAATTTGCTTAAAAGTAATGAAAAAAATAGAACCTGATAATTGGTTCTATAAATGGTATGCAACTATTATTTAGATACTTTATTCAGCTTATGTATTTCTTTCTTGATTAAAAGCATAAAAAAGGTGGTGATGAGAAATGCAAAAACAAAAATGTGAAAGAGTAGACAATGTTGAGGAAAGAACATTGTTAGTTGTAACTGTTTTAAGAGGCAAAGGAACTAAAGAAGATGTGTGTAGACTTGTAGAGCTTTACTACGAAAAAGATAGAGAGGGGAACTATCATTTTCTATTTGATAAAGATCCTCGAAAAGAAAAAGAGCAAATTTAATTACTCTTTCTTAGCTTTGGTTTTTTCAGCAGATATAGCAATTATATCACCATAAAGCAATTCGGTTTCGTATCGTTCTACATACCAATCGTTTATAAGTTTTTCGATTACTTTAAGAAGTTTTTCTGCTTCACCTGGATCAATATCAACTATTACATTTATATCTTTTTCCATATGGGCACCAATATTACCGACTCTTCTTATTCCATCAAGAACTTTCCATTGCATTGCTGGGATTTTATGTTCAAGTTGATCAATTTCTTTAAATAGTGTGGATGGCTTGATTTTCCAAAAATCTCTAATCATTCCTTGCAAGCAACGTCTTGATAAGGTCGCTGATGCTTTAGGACTTAAATTAACAATAGCGTAAGCTTCTTCATAATCTTGTCTTATAGCTTTTGGAATGTAATCAGGAAACTGTTTTGCTAAAGAAATAGGTTTTACATGAACTATATCAGTTTTTACTTTAGAACCAGTTCCTTGAGCATTAATGGAATATTCAAAGCAATGAGGGCATTTAAAAATACCAAGTGTAACTTCGCTTTCTTTAGGTGGAATAGTGCTGCCAAAAGGCACTTCAAATGATGGCTTTACTTTTTTATAAGTTGAATCATTGAGTTCGGCAGTATGGCTACAGTATGGACATTTAAAGTCATTAGGCATATTTTCACCTCACTTTCTAATTAAATTTCGATATTGCCGTACCGATAACTTAATTATAAAGAAAGAGATGAAGAATGTCGAAAACAATTAAATAAATTACTGATCATCCAGGAGCCAATCTCTAGCAAAGCCTATTTTATTAGATTCCTAAAGTTGATGATCATAGAAACACCAAATTAATAACAAATTTCTTTTTTTAATACAATACGTGAAGTTTTCATTTTGTAATAGAGATTGGTTCCTTGATGATCAGTAGTAGAAGGGAGAAAAAGTTATGACTAAAACAGAACAAGTTGAGGTTGTCAGAGAGAAAATAAATTTTGAAAAAGAATTTCTTGATTACCAAATCAAGCTTGTAAAAGAGGCAGAAAAAGAACTTGAAAACTGTTCTTATGAAGATATTCAAGAAAAACGTTCAATTCTTGGCATGCGACGTACAGCTGCATCCAGTCAGTACATG